CGGCTTTAAACTCAATGTGGCAAGAGCCATGCAGAAAATTCTTAGGCACTCGTTTAATATATCAGAGTGGGATACGGTAGTGTTTAAGAAGTGTTTGGATGACCTTATTTGTATTGAGTATGCCGCCACGAGAGATTACTTCGACTCCGAAGATAATAAGTGGAAAGTTAAATATCTCGACCCCGAAAGACTTGTCATACAATATTCTAATGAATATGACTATTCAGATTCGGAATATGCAGGATACTTTACCTATTGGACAATATCTAATTTAAGAAATAAACTTCCTAATGTTACGGAAGATGAACTATTGAGTCTCGCAAGTACATGTCAGGGTAAGTATGGTAATCCAAATGGAGATTTTGAAGCGAGATATAGTAAGTTAGACCCCAATACACTAACATATAACTATGATGGGTTTAAAGTACCAGTCTTTGAGGCAGAATGGATGGATACTGATTATTCAAGGAAGATTTATTATAAGAGCTTTAGGGGGCGTGAGAGTATTTTAGACCTCAGTTATGATACGGAAGTAAAACCGTTAACACCACAAAATCTAAAAGCAGGAGCCACGCAGGAGGTTAAAAAAATTGCCAAAAGACAACCCTATCAATGCTCGTGGGTACTTGATACAGACTATTGCTTTGATTACGGCCCTGTTAAGATGGCATCAAGAGAGAGACTTAGCAAACCACAACTTACATTCCACGTAGAGCAACTCTTACAACCTTCGTTAATTAAGAGAATGAAACCCATTCTCGATCAGATAACACAGACCTTCTTACGTTATCAGAACTCACTTGCTATGATGGTAGAGAGAGGATATGCTATCAATACTACTATGTTGGGTAATGTGACTATGGGCGGGGGTAAGTTAAAGCCCGCAGAAGTAATGAAGTTATGGCAACAGACAGGAAGATTTCTATACTCGTATTCAGCAGGGACGGGACTATACACAGGAGGGGCAGCCTTACCGGTTACACCGATAGAAGGAGGCATGGGAGAAAGGGTACAGGAGACGATGAACACCTTTGATCTGTTATTTAAGCAGTTGGAATTAATGACGGGCATCAACCCTGTCAGCTTAGGGGCATCGCCTGATCCTAACGCACCAGTTGGTACTACGCAGGCTGCACTTCAGGCAACAACGAATGTACTTAAGCCGTTAATGGATGCTTGCTTTGAATTGAAGAAAAGTACGGGTGAATGTATGATGCGTAGGATTCAGGTTGGCATTAAGAATAGTGATAAGATAAGGGAGGCTTATGTGGGCGTTATCAGCCCTTCAGACATGGAGGCACTGAGGCTTATAGAGGCAGAAGGAGTTCAGTACGGCCTGTCACTCAAAGCCAAACCCGACATGAAACAAAAGATGAGGTTTGAAAATTGGATTAACATAGCACTTCAGAACACCCGTGAGCAGAGACCGGGCATAGACCTTAATGATGCAATATGGTTCATGTCACAATTAGAGAATGGTGCTGATCTCTTAGACCTCGAAAAGCAATTAGAATACGCTATCGAAAAGAACAAGCAGGAGTCAGAGAAACAATCTCAGGCTATGATAGAGGCACAGGGACAACAGAACGCACAGAACGAGCAGATGAAGATACAAGGACAACAGGCACTCCTTCAGACAGAAGGTCAACAAAAAATAAATGAGGAAATCGTGAGGAGTGGCGCAAAGCAAAAACAGACTAAGTTAGAATCTAATATTGCCATGCTTGAACAGTTGAGATTAGCGGCATTAGCAGAACAAGGAATTCAAACAACAACAGGAGGTAAATAATATGAATACGAGAGCAGAAGATGATTATAAATTGTTTCTTAACGTACTTGCACAGGATGAGGATGGAATCGCAGGTGATATTATTAATAAATGGGCAAAAGCCAAGGCAATGACTCATGCCTTGGAACAACAAAAAATGATACCTCCACCGTTACCCCCAGAGTTGAATACTGCCCAGACCTCACCACAGACGACAGGAGCTCCGATAATAAGTCAGCCCGACCAGAGTGCCAACCAAGGCTTACCTACCCAATAATGAATGACTTTTGGCAGCATAGATATTATATTATGGATAGTACTCTTTTTGATTACTATTTTGTACGAAATTTTTGCAGTTCTCTGTACTCTCGCAATAATCAAGTTACGAAGTGTCCTCGTAGCTAATCTTAGTGTGATGATATCAATAGCAGGAATGGTATGTGTATATGCTTATGCAGGGAAGGAAGGTGAAATCAATAACATTATTCCCATATTGACGGCGACTTGGCTCGGAAATTACTACATTATACAAAGGGAGAAAAAACGGGCAAAAGAAGACATTAAGAAGTCTAAGAGTTAATGTATATTCAAAAATAAACCTTAAAAAGTAAACTTTTCACTAAAATACCGAATAGTGGTATTAATGTGAATCTTTTACTCATTACCTTTTGCGGTATCAAAGGGGGCAAAAATTGGGGTTTATCTTTACATGAAAAGTAATATTCATGCCGGTTAAGCCCAGCATAAATAAAGAGTTTATTATTATATGTTAGGTTTTATTCGCATGAAAATAATTAGTAATTTATTTGGAATTGTCAAAGATGTAGTTTATCTTTGGTGAAAATTAAGACTATGAAAAAACTATTATTTTTAATTGCGGTTATATTTATTCTTACATCATGTGGCGTTGAAACTCCTAATATTGGATGTAAAGGGAAAGAGGTTTTCGTGGTTAATCAAATAACATTAAATGCAGACGGAACATGTTGTTATAGAGAGGAGAAACTAAATAACCCATTTGCACAATTTTTCGCAATGAAGTCGGAATTTAATGCACCAAAAGGATTGTTCCAAATTGGAGATACCGTTACTTTCACAATCCCGCCCAAAGCGAATAATCAATAACTATAAACCAATGAAGATAGAAATCATCAAATGTAGTTTCCCTTACGCATGGTATTCTGATAAGATTGGAAATACCTATACTGTTCAGGACATTGGTGGTGAAACAGGAGATAGTTACGGAGTAGCAATAGATAGTCTACATAAATTTTGGTATATACACATGAAGGATTGTAAAATTATTGAACCATGAAAGAACTATGTTGTGAAAATTTTAACAATTATGCAGTAAATTTTAAATGGTTTTATTATGAAAAGGACAATGGAGATAAAGTCTATTGTATGCCATGCCTATCAAACGAAACTATTGATTGGAGAATAAATTTTTGTCCCTCTTGCGGGAAATCCGTCAGAGCAATAGAGATTACAGAAGAGCAATATAAATCATTTCAGAAATGACACGCAAAAAAGAAGAATTGATTAAACTTCGTTCCGAATATCAGATTTATGGGACGGAAGAAGAAACACAAAAAGAATTAATTGCAATTTATAGGAAGGAATATAAACCCAAACACACCCCCGCACAATACTATAAACTTATCAAAGATTGGGATGTTGATGCAGTAGAAGAAAGAAATGCACAAGACACCAATTATCCCGATATGGTTTATGAATGTTTTTCTATTGTATCACAGTGGGTATATGGTATAACAAAGGAGCATTGCTATGACCAAATATTTGAGGCAGTTAAACATCATAATGATCCAATTCCTCTACCTAATCCAAATGACCCGATGGTAATCGCCGAATTTAAGATGCAACAACATATTGATGAAGAACTTTTGAAATGGGGGACTTCGCGGATGCCCGCCCAAAGTACAGATACCTAACAACTAAAGAGAGATGAAAGAACGTATCGTATGTAGTGCAATTTGGTATAAGGACTTTCCTCTTGTAAAAGACGATCTAAATCCTGATGGGTTTATACGTCCTTTTAATTGTGATAGGGGAATTGTATTTTGCGGATTAAGGCATCCTAACTGCCTATACCAAATGGTCGCCATTACTGGAAAGTATCAGCACGAAGCAGGAGAAGAGGTACAGGGATTTTTAACAACAAAAAATAGATTTGTAGATAGAAAGGAGGGTGCTAAAATCCATATAGCAAATGGCGGTACTCTTAAATATAATTCAGATGTCCTTTATAGCGAAGACCTTTATTAGTGATACTAAAGCGATTTAAAAAATAAGTTGTATATTTGCATTGTTGATAGAAACAATAATGCAAAAAGAAATAAAAAATATTCCTATTCGGCAAACAATAACTCCGTGGCGAGTTGTGTTGCGTTCATGCTTTTTGCATTGGATTCTATCAACCAACTTAAAACGGAGTTTCTCATTACTTACTCTTCTCCATGCTGATTATATCGAGCAAAACAAAAGTAGCGTACAGAGAGGAAGATTCGGTTCAGATAAGAAATCCATGCTACGTCCCGACACACTGACGACATTGGTGGGTAATCCCCGTAAGGGTAAAACTCAAGCCGACCTACACCCGATTAGGACATCTTCACACTCCGAGTTGTAAAAGCAAAAACAGGAAATCCCCTAAGATTACCCGATAGAGGGTGCTATATTTTTGTTTAACTAAGTTTTTAGTTATGGCTAAGGTTAGACAATAACATAGACATAGTGTCCAAGTATAGGTCTATGTTCCGATAGTAGGTATTTATCGGCTAAAAACCCTATGAAAAACGATGTTAAAAATAATGCTTAAATTTGTACCCAAATAAAAACAGAAACAGATATGGCATTGAATACGACACCTCCGACAGCACCAACAGAAGTGCCTGCGGACATAGCGAATACAGGGGTTACGACTCCTGAAGCAGGGTCAACGCCGCAAGCGGTTAGTTCTCCCGAAGTTCCACCGACAGGCGAACAGCCCGTAGTGGATGAGTTCTTTGATACCTTTAATAAACGTTACAGCACCACGTATAAGACCAATGACGAGATAAAAGGTGTACTCGCAACCCCGCTAAAGATTGCGGACTACGAGAAACGATTATCAGACTTTGAGGTGACTAAAAAGAGTGTTGAGGAATATAAAAAGAAAATTGAGGAATTGGAAGGGTCATTTGATCCGTTAAAATTCTTTTCCAGTCCTGAGACGTATGTTGCCGAGCAACTTCGCATTAAGTATCCTAAATCTAATCCCGTCCTATTGCAAGAGATAGCAACAACGGACGTGAACAATATGGGAGACTTTGATGTGTTGGTAAAAGAAAAGCAACTGTTTGTTCAAAATGCCCCCAAAGAAGGGGTCATAAGATCAATAGTTCTTAAAAAATACGGCATTGATCCCACTATCCCTCCCGAAGAATGGGATGAGTTAGCGAAAGGAGAGATGCAATTAGATGCAGCAACAGCACGAGAAAAGATCAATGGCTTAAAAGGAGTTATCGAGATGCCCAAGGTAATAACCAAAGAGCAACGAGAGACTGAGGCTAAGAACGCACTTATCGAAAAAGAGAAAGTGCTGACCCCGCTAAAGCAAGATTTCTTAAAGTTTGATAAGTTCTCACACGAAGGATTTGAGTTTGACGTTCCCGAAGAATATAAGAGTAAGTTACCTGATATGTTCCAAGCCATGTTTATAAATGCAGGGATGGAAGCCACACCAGAGAATTTACAGTCGATGGTTGAATTAAGAGAAGCACTATTTTTAAGGCAATATTTTCCAAAGATAAAAGAAGTAATAGCAAAAGAAGCTGAAACAAAACTTCAGACCAAAATAGATGCTGAGTTGCATAACACGCAACCTCCTAACACAACTACAGCGACAGACCAAGGAAACGTTAATCCATTTGCAGGGAAAGGATTGGATCAGTATCTCCAAGACCAAAAGAAACGTAGATAATATTAACAATTAAATTTTTAACATAAATGAGTACTTTAGCAACGATACCAATCGCATCTAACACAGCCAACACTGGTTATACTGCGGATTGGGCGAGTTTATATGATGCCGCTATTGCAGGAACAGGTTTCGGAACAGGAATCGCTACTCCGCAAGTATGGCAGGAGATCATAAATTATTACGGCCCCGGCGTGGGACTGCTTGAATGGCAGTATGCCGCAGGAGCTATTACTAACATCAAAGGCCCGACAGAGACTCTCTTCGAGCAGGGTTCACTTGTGAAACTTGTAGAAGTAGGAGTTCATGCCATTGCAGCTATTCCGGCAGCTCTTGGTTCATCTGGCCCTATGCACCTTGCCGCCACAGAGTTTAACGCTAACGGTGACTGCTATCTTTCTTTGAATGATACAGTTATCATACCTGCTAAATACTGTACCATAGCAGGTGTTATGTGTACTACACCACAGCCTTTTCAGGTTATTGCCGATGACGGTGGAGTAGGTATCTTAAGGACTTTCACTATACGTGCTCTTAACGTTCTTGTCGCCCTTGCCGTTGTTGTTCCTGTTGGGACACTCTTAATGGTAACTGGCGGGAACTATGCTAATGGCGTAGCAAGTGGCCGTCCTAAGTCAGCAGGATGGTATGCAAGACATTTCGATTGCTCTACCAAGAAATCTGACTGGACAATGACAGGTTCTATCCAATCTAACCAAAGGTATTACGAAACCCTGCGAGGTGGCGGAACGGGTGTATTTACCAAAGCAACTATGGAAGCCGACTTCCTGCTTAGTAAGTATATCAATGACGACATTCTCCTTGGTGTAGGTGTTTCTAACACCCTCACACAGGTTGACAGGCTCGGTCTTGCACGTCAGGCAACAGGTACAGTAGGTCTTCTTGAGCATTTCAGAGCAGGTGCTATGAAGCAGTATTACACGCTCGCTTATGGCTATACCGATTTCGATGATGTTAAAGACCTTCTGAACTCTCAGGGAGTAGCTAACAGAGATGTTACTTTCTTCCACGGTTCACTACTTGGTAAACAACTTGAAAACGCAGGGCTTGACTTCTTGAAAGAATTTTCAGGAGGAACTGACCTTATGAGAACACTCAACAGTGTGGGCATAGCTTTCAAAGCCGTACAGAAGAATGGTATCAACTTCGTATTCAAGGAAATACCTTCCTTCAGCGATCCTACCGCCTACGGTGCTGCATCCTTTGAGGATTACTTTACAGGTCTTGGATTTATCGTGCCTAACGTTGACGTAACCGTCAGAGGTAGCGCAGACAGCCCTGAGAGCTTCAAGTTGAAGAACTTCGTACTGGCTTTTAAATCTTACGCCGGGGAAAATAGAACCCGTATTAATAAGGTTCTTCAGGGAGTTGCTACTCTTGGGACAGCAACCTCACCATTTGCAAGGGACACTTTTGATGATTGTGCCGGAACTATGTTGTCGGAATACGCAGTTATTGTCCTTCAGCGTAATCAAATGATACTGGTACAGAACGATATACTGATCTAATCTAAAGTATTACTTTAGGTAACTTAAGGGAGATTTGAAAAATTCTCCCTTTTTCTTTGTTTATTCCGAATATATGGTTATCTTTGCATAAAATATTTAACAATGGACGAGAAAGTATGTATTAAGTGTGACATTGTAAAACCCGTTACTGATTTTTATCCAAGTAAGCGAAATAAGACTGGTTATATGGGAACATGCAAGGTTTGTCGTAAGGAATACTATCACGAACCAAAGCAAGTAGAAAGGAAACGCCAGTACGAAAGGGATCATTATCAGGAACGCAAACCCAAACGCAATGAATATTTAAAAAGATACAGACAAACTCCACAATATAAAGCATATCGAGCGAGCATAAAAGAAGAAGAAAAAGAATATGATAAAATATATAAACAAACAACTAAAGGGAAGGAAGTTGCTAAACGAAGTCGTGATAAAAATAAAGGGAAATATAAAGGAAGATATGCTGAGAAACGGAGAATTAGAGAAAAGAAGCGGTATAGGGAGGATTTAGACTATAATATCACTAAAAAGATGAGAAGTCGTTTCTATAAGGCGACCCATAATAAAAATAGGAGTGCTTCTGTGTTAGAGATTGCAGGATGTTCTCTATTTGACTTTAAAAAACACTTTGAATCATTATTCACCGAAGGAATGACATGGGAGTTATTCTATCAAGGAAAGATACACATGGATCATATTATACCCCTTAGTGCGTTTGATATGAAAAATTCATTACATCAGAGAGCGTCCTTTCATTGGAGCAATCTTCAGCCCCTATGGAGAAAACCAAATTTAGAAAAGAGTTTTAAATACAATCCAGAAGATTTTGATGCTTATATGAAGTTTTTTATTGAGAATTATTTGGAAATACCAATTCTATAATTTATCTTTGAGTAACCAAAAAAAACATATATGGATGAAGTAACTAAAAAACTTGATGATTTTACTGTACTACTTGATGCATACTTAGAAAATGTACCAGAGGAAGACATTTGTTATGTGGCAACATGCCTTTGTAATAACATAGTCATTTCTTCTACGAGGAATCACTTAGAGGCTATGGGGTTTATTGAATGTCTTAAGATAGATTTTCAGAAACAATTTGATGAAATGTGTGCCGATGAAGCAAAAGCCAAGAAAGGGAATAAGAAACCAGTGACTGTTGTATAAAATTTAACTCTCAGAAATGGGAGTTATTTTTTTTATATACCTTTGTACCGAGAAAAACAGAGTGAAGTAATAATTTAAACAGAAACAGAATGGCATTTTTAGTAAACCAAAAACAATTATTAGTAGGCGAGGCGTTAGCGGATAAATTTCATCCTATGCACGCACAAGCCTTAGAGTACGATAGCGGACTCAAAGAATTGAAGGAGTCGTTTGGAAGTACAATAAAATTTGTGCGTCCTGGTTATCCTAAGTTCAACCCCGGCATGGACAGTGAAGGCAGGTCGAGTACTATGCTTGAGCCACCGACACCCGCCACGTTCCCCCTGAGTGCTTATGTCACTCATCCCACAAGAGGAAAAGAGACATGGGCATGTTGCTTAGACTTTCCTAAGTTACTGCCTAATGGACTTTGGGAGATGGGGAGAAAGCGTTCTAT